ATTGCAGAAGTGTTATGAACAGAAGCTGTCACCCTTAAATCTAAAGCTGTAGATGGATTAGATAATGTAATTTCTTTAGTTATGTATTTTGCTACTGCACTTCCTGCAATATTATTTGTTTCTGGGGTATAAATATAATCCACATTAGAATCATGATTGCTTAATCTGTTAGATATTGCAAATAAATTTGTTCTGTTGGTGTCAATAACAGGAGATAAATTACTATTAGCAGAAAATAATTTTATTCTATATGCCAATGATTTAGTACCAGTTAAATGTTCAATTTCATTTTGTGTACTTAAAACAGAATTGTTTTCTTTAAAATAATAATTATCATTCGGCACTATTTTATAATATACTGAATCAAAATCATAAGAATGAGCTGAACTGTTTACTACATCATAAGGATTTTCAATTTTTGTAGTTTTTATAAAATGTTCTGTCTTAGTTCCATCAAAAATTAATTGTCCTATTTGTGGTTGCAATACTTGAAAATTAATTTCTTTGGTAGCTGTTATTCCAGAAACACCCATACTTCCAGAAGCAGTAGCTGATGTTGTTACTTGTATTTTATAATGGTCTAATGAAGCAGAATCAACTATAATTTCATGTTCTCCATTAAATTCAGATAAATCTATACCGTTTAAAGTATCAGTTAATGAATCTGTAGGAATATTAATTCTCACCTTACTCAAGGAATTTGCGAAAGAATTCATTCCATGATTTTTATGAAGAACTGTAACAGTATTTAATCCACTTGTTGTTACAAAACAATTTGTTACCAAATTGTCAGTAGTTATTTCTGAGTTTTCAAAATCAATAGTTGCTATTTTATTGGTAGAAAATTGTGCTTTATACAATGTAAATTTAAGATCTTCATATTGATCTTCAGTCCACAATGTAGCATTTTGAGATCTAAACAAAGAACCCAATAATGGTTGGGTAGTTACTCTTCTAGTTGTTCCTATTTCATTTTGCCCTAATCTAGAAACAAATGCTTCATATTTTTGACTATTAGGTTTTAAAACTATAGCATATTCTTTATTTTGTTCTAAATAGACAGGACTTGGAAATGTAACAGTAGTGACAGCTGAAGCATCATCTGAAACATTTACCTGAGAAGAATTAACAATAACTTCGCTGAACGGAATAATTACATCAGTTGGTCTTCCAGCATTAGTTGGTGTCAGATATACTTTAATAGGAATATTAGAATCTTTAGATTTGAAATATAAATCTACTTTTGTGACAAAACAACCGCCAGAAGAATTATTAAAAAATGTTTGAGCTAATGGATCAACTCTTGCAAAAAATCCTCGTAATCTATTCATTTGCCATTGAGAAAGACCCAACAATTCTCCTGGATTTTCTATAATATTTCTAATACTTTCTTGAATTTGTTGTATTGTGTTTCCAAGACCAGCAAACATTGCATCATTATTAGCTTCCATGTTTGCAATTTCTTGATTTATGGAATTAATATCAGCTTGTGTTAATTGTTGTACTTCTTGTATATACCTAGTTAATTCAGATATTTGTTGTTGAACTTGTTCATCTAATGTTTCGATATTTACAGTATTTGCAACAATATTGGCTGCATTAGCATTAATTAATGCGTTACTGTTATTAAGTTCTTCCGTCAAATTTGAGATGTTAGAAGCATTAGCTTCAGTAGTTTCTTGTAAATTTGTTATATTATTAAGAATTTCTTGAGCACTAGCATTCACACTAACATTGTCAATTGTTCTTATTATATTTGTATCTGTAACTGTTTGCGTTCTAATAACAGGAACTCTAGTGGATTGTACCGTATTTTGTTTTGTCTGCATCATTCCTCTTGCTGTATATTTTCCATCAGCAAAAGTAGTTACTTCATCATCAGTAATAGATGTTCCTTTAGCGTTTACAATAGAACTTGTTAATCTAAATACTCTCTCGCCTGTTCTAAATTTTATCAAACTATTATTTGGAATAGTAAATGTTCCAGTAATTTCTCCATTATCATCTGTAACCAATGGTCCACCCAATTGTCCTCCAGAAGGAGTACAGAATGATCCAACATTTACTTCATCAAAAAACGCATAAACTCTTGTGTTTGGTTTTAGTCTTTTGCCAGTAAACGTGATTGTTCTGGATCTAATAAAAGGTATATAAGAAGTATTTACAATACGTTCTCCGAAATTTGAAGTACTGAAAGAATCACCAGCTAACTCTCTAGAAATTCCTGTTCTTGTTTGAGTTTCTTCTTTAACTGTTATTGTTGTATTGACATCTAAATCACTACTAAAAGTATCAGTAGAAGTTGTATAATTTACACCACTCCATTCTGTTTGCCAATTATTCCAAATAGTACCAAGGTTGTTATCTGTTTCTGTCAAATTTGAAATAGAATCATACAGATGGTCATTTTTAACAATTAAGTCAGGTAATGTATTTGTATCAAACCATTCATCAACATCTGGTGTTAAGAATACTTCACCTACATATTGAAAAACCAAAAATGGATTACAGTTTACCCATTTAGTAGCAAATGTATTTTGTGATAGTACAGTATTAGAATATGGCAATGTAATCAATTCACCTGTTTTTTGATATCCAGAATTTGTTCTTTGTACATCAGTTGTATTCTTCTCAGAAAGTTCAATCAGATTTTGAATAAACTCTGGACGTAGTTCTCCATTAGCCATATCAATAGAACAATAATAATTTGCAGAAGTAACATCTCCAATATTATGTCCCTTGAAATTATCAACAATAATTCCGTTTTTAAATCTATCCAATCCATTAGAATCTTGAATTTGTGTATTCAGAGTAGATTGTTCTAGTAAAGATAATTGTGTATAATATTCTACATTTTTAATTCGTTTTTCTAACTTACCAATGTCTCGCATGGTGTATCTGCGATTATCAACTGGAGTTATTTTTATATCCGAAGTTTTATATGTATATGCTGGTAAATAAAGATAATACAACACCATTGTATTATCAAGAAGATTAGGTTTCTGAGGATCTAATGTTGCTGTTCCTTTCGATACAACAAATTTTCCACTAGAATTAATTCCAATCGAATCTATTCTAGGAAGATAATATTCAAAATCTGTAGTAAATTGTGATCCATTTAATGGCATTTCGACAGTAGAACTACTAAAATCATTAGGTGTTGCCGTAACTGATGGTCTAAAATCTATACAATCTCGTAAGTATAACTTCCCTTTAGTAGACGAAGAAAATTCAGGAATACTTTCATAATCTGAATAACTATCAACGCAAAAGAAATCACCTGTTCCTTGGTGTTGATAGTAATCAAATACTATCAACAAATCGCCCGTTGGATGATCTGATGCTGAGCTATTCTTTCTAATAATAGAACCTTGATCATAAAACCCTTCTCTTTGTCCATTATCTAAAATAAATCTATCCGTTATGACTGTATAATTTGGAGTTATCAAATTTACAGGTGTTCCAAATTGATCAGACATATATACTTCTTTTAATGCAACAATATCTAATTGCCCCAAAAGAATAGAAGCAGCCTCACAATTAGCTTGACCAGATATATGTAATTCTACATCACTTTGTAAATTTTTAGTTTTAAAATTATTTGTTGAAATTGTTTTTGTAATATTAGCTTGAACTTTAATTGTTTCGGTATTAGTTACTGAATTAATGGTTAATTGATTGTTATTTAATGACATATCATTAACATCAATTAGATCTTGCGTGGTGGCTAAATTTTTAAGAGCTAGATAGTTTGAAGTGTTTACAGGAGTAAATGTTTCTCCTGCTGATAAAGTAAAAGTTATAGAATTATTAGTAGTAACCGTACCAAAAATTGTTCTTTGAACAGTATATTGAATATCAGGTAATGAATTGTTAATGTTTGTATTTAATGTTTTAACAACTTTTTGCGGAAGTTTGAAAACGGGGCATGATTTTTGTGTTTCATATAATTCACTAGAAACTAAATTACACACAAATGGTGCGGTCGAAGCAGGTTGTCTAATGCTAAGAATATCACTAATGGTTTTACCAGCATTTAACGATATATTAAACACGCCCAATTTATATGTTGTTCCACCTTTAAATTGAATATATCTAATATTTGCTGTTCCTATAACATTACCACCCCCATTAACTACATCCCTTAACTCCGCTGCTAAAAAAGCGTCCGAATTTGTTGTACTAGTAGTAATATCTGGTATACCAGCTATAGAATTTACTTCAAAATAATTACCTATTTCTATGTTAGTAACAGAAGATTGAACATAATCATATTCTCTAGCTTTACTTATTGTGACATATTTTGTGTTTGGATTTTCTACTTCATATCCATAAACATATGCCTTTCCAGGAGACATTCCTAATGCCAATAAAGCATTAGATTCTTCTTTGGTATAAATGTTCTCATATTTTCCAACAGCATTAGGAATATAAATTCCTCTATTGGATCCTGTATTTCTGTGTTCTCTAACATCCAAATCAAATTGATTTACAACATAATTTCCAGATTCATCATATGTTCTTCTAGCAAATTCTTGAGCAAGAACATTATATTGTGGAGTTGAAGTTACATTATTCAACTTACCATTCACAATTTGCATCAATTCTACAAAATTGTCAGTATCTGTAGAATTTAAATCTATTTTTACTAAATTTGCCGTGATAGAAAATCTATCTGCTCCAGGTGCTGCATAATTTGAAAATCCTTGAGCATTATCATTTAAATCTTCATTTTCAAATGAATTTATAATTTCTTCATCTATTCTAAGACCAACTCTATAACTTGGAATATTAGAGTATGGTTCTAAGTAAAGTAAGTTAGAAAGTACATTTACAAAACATCCTCTAAGGAAATATATCCCCTCATCTAGATAGACAGCAGAACCTATTGCAGTGCTGTTTTGTGATAATGTCGTTGCAAATCCTTCACCAGCCGCAAGAACTATAGTTGTTGGTTCTTCTTCTTCATCACCAAGTAAAGATGTTGGGTCTGCTGCTTCAACATCTTCATCAATCAATAAATTTTCACCATCAAAGAATTTTGATTGTGAAGTGCTTTGACTTGACGATGACAAATATCTTACATATAGTGTATTTTTTTCAACACCATCTCCTGCCTCAAGATAATCTTCAATAATTGCAGTAATTCCACTTACCTGTCCCTTTATTCTTACGTTCAATAAACTTCCGAAGTAATAATTTGAGGGAAGACCTTGATATGAATCTTCTACAATTACAGCATTTAAATCATTTCTATATGTTACATTACCGGGAATTACAACAGAACCCTCTTTAAAAGTATGATTTCCAAACTGTTCAATTTGATTTTGAAGAATCGATTGTAAAGTTGTTAATTCTCTAGCCTGAACTGGATATCCAGGCTTGAACAAAACTTTATAGTAATTATTATCGATGTCAAAGTCGTCATAATATGGAGAGACATTGAGGTTCGTTTCTTGTGGCATGATTCTTTAGAACTGCAAAATAACTTTGATATCTTCCTTTTGATTGGCAGACCTTGTTATGGATGGTCTATTATCAACATAAATTATGTTTCCAGAATACTTTTTAACCTCTGGGTTTGACACACCATTCGTAAAAGTTTGTCCAAGGTAGTATGTTCTACTATTTATTTCTGTTGAAATACCAGTAAAACTTGTTTCTATTCCCAAGGTAACACTTCCACCAATAATATTCAGAGAACCACCGGTGCCTGGACTTGAGGTAAATCTATTAAGGTTGAAACCATAAGTTGGTGATGAATTTTGAGAACCATCTGTGTTAAATCCAACCAAAGATTTATCTTGCCAATATTTCAAAACTCCTGTTGCAGCATCATAAGATACAACTCTACCAACAGCAGTAGAACCAACTCCAATTGTTTGAGTTATTCTAGAATCTGCTGTAAATGTTGCTGTACTATATCCAATTCCAGTTAACTTCAGTGCATAAACAGCACTTGCTTTATCTGAAGTTAATATGGTGCTAGAACCAAATGCTTCTGGATTTTCTATGATTCCAATTCTAGCAATTTGATTTCCTGTAATAAAATCTGGATTTTCTATATCATTTTCAATTCTAGAGTAAACAAGGACATTATATGCTCCAAGTTCTCTATAAATGTCTGCACCATGCCCACCCTGTGGGGGAATTATTACATTAAATACTGGGGATGTTGAACCTGTTGGAACTCCTCCAGATACTAAATCTACAGTTCCATAGGTATATCCAGAACCACCGTTAGAAACGGTAACGGATTCTACTTTAGAATCGTTATTGATTACGATTGTAGCTTCTGCACCAGAACCATCACCCTTAATTGGAACTCTAGTGTATGTTCTATTTGCAGTTCCAAGTCCAACACCACGATTCGTAATGGTTACGATTTTTAATTGTCCACTTGTCGATGCATTATCTCTGACGGATGCATTTTCTGTACTAGTTTCCCAATCTTTAGGGACTGGTATAAAGTTTGTAGAGTCAAATTTTACAATATCACTTGGTTTAATTGTGTAGAGATATTTCCATACATAACCATCTCCACTATCACCAGCAACTCTAGGTTCTAAGTCTGTAAATGTTGGTTGGTCTAAGGATGGTTTTCCTGATGGATTTTCTGGGTCAGAACCATTCTGTAGGCAGATATAAACCTTATAATCCTCATTAATAACATAATAATTTGCATTATATAAGTGAGTTGCACCAGAAGGTTTTGATGTATTTGTTCTACTTATATCATGTCTGTACATATCATATGTTGTTCCGGAAGTCCAAGTATTTTTCCGAACAACTTGCTTAATATCACCACTAGAAATTTTCTTCAACGCAATCATGGTATCCCAATAATCATCCTCCTGCTCAAAACTATCTTTTGGAGATGGAGGAGTGGTATCCCAAGTTGAACTATAATCTGTTGCATTTGGAAGTCCAACAAAAGCATAATAAGAATTTGTGTCTGATGTTGCCACAGACACAAAATTCTTTGCACTTAGAATTCTAAATTGGTCAGTTATAATTGCAGACATTTTGCGGTTTTTTATTTATTTATTAGTTATAATTTAGATATTTAAGTGGATTCACTCTTCTCACAATTGGTGCTGTTGAAATTCCAACTAATCCATTATTTGAGAGTGTGAATGACTTTGGTGTGGCTCTGCTATCAGATTCAATTCTTCCCCAACTATATTCACCGAAGAAAGAACTATAACCAATACCAGAGAGACCATTATAATCAGAAACACTCACAGTAACTTGAGCAACATAAGTCAGACCAATACCAACAGCATCAGTCTGTGCAATTGATACTGCAGCAACCTCATAAACATTATCGATGTAAGAAGAACCAATTGAAAGGTTTGAACCATTACTGTACAGAGATGTTAATCCATTTCCAACATTTGAGTTGAATACAACAAAATAATAACCAGTTTCAATTCCACTTACAGTAATTCCAGTACCAACTATTGTAGAATCTCTTAAGAAAGAGTTTTCTGGAATAA